CATGCAGATTCATCACGCAACTTTGCAGTAGTCTCTAATCTCCAATTATAAGTACTACCAGTATAATGAACAAATTGTACCCCACCACCATCGCCTGATGCTCTAAAACCAAAGGTAACCTCAGAATCGCCAGTCTGTTGAAAAAGGTTTTCAGTTGCGGCTAGTGTTCCTGCTCTTTTAACCCATGCTGAAAAGGTAAATTTTCGTACTGATGTACCAGCAAGAGTAGTCCGTCTTAGTCCAGGCGAGTCAGCAATGTTTGCTCTTAATGAATTTGAAGTAACACCATTGTAGAAAGATGTAGCATTCTTTGGTTGTGTATTCAGAAGAAGACTCATAATAAATCCTTATGTTAAAATCGCAGATGCTGAAACTAGTATTGTATTATTAGCAGAAGCAGCTGTTACAAAGTACGAAATCATATATGTTCCAGTCTCTGATATTGTAGATAAGTCTGCTTCAGATATTGCAACATTAGTATGTGCTGTTACTGCACGATTACTGTCGTTTACAAACTTTAAAGTTCCAGATTGTCCTGCTATTTGATTAGTAAAAGTTAAAACAACATTACCTGTGGTTGTAATAAGAAAATTGTTACCAAGTGCTAAGTTTATAGCAGAACCTAAGTTTGCTGTTAAAGTTGGACTAAATGCTCTACCAACTACACTTACATCATCATTTACTGTTACAAGTACGTTTTCATCTATAGATATAGCTGGTGTTGTACCAAGTGCAGAACCTAAACCAATAACTAGGTCATCTGAACTATCGTCTAGTCCAACATGAAAGTCTTGAGCATTACCATCAAACACAATCTTTGCATCTTCTGCACCAGCATCACCTATTGTAAGAGATGGTGCAGTACCACCTAAAATAAGTCCTGAATCATGAACATGAGTTAATGTTATTTCACTATTTGCTCCAAATTTAATTACAGAAGCATCGGACAGTAATAATAAATCGTTTCCAATAACAGCATCCTTTACTACAGAAAGACCACCATCAGTTTGTAAAGAACCGTCTGTCGTACTAGTAGCATCAGTCGTACCATTAATATTTAGAGTACCACCAGCAGAGAAAGATAGGTTTGCAAAAACATCAAAAACTATAGCTCCACTACCAGTACCATTAGTAGCTACAGCTTTAGTCTCCCCATTTGCAATAGTTATTGCAGCACCACTACCAGAGCCTTGTTTGATGATTATGCTGTAAGGTCCACTAGAGCCAGAATCTGTGGTGGCATTTTTTATAAACCAAACTTTAGATAAAGTGTCAGGAGCTATTGTTATAGTGCATGTTGAGTCTAATGCACCAGTATAAACTAGGTACATAGCTCTAGCAGCGTCTGCAGCCCCATCGGCTATTGTACTAGTGTGAGTGTTAGCATTATCTGTTATAGCTTCTGTACCAAATCCAAATGCGTCACCAATTAACTCTAGGTTGGTATTGGTTGTAGCTCCCCATGTTCCAGATTGCTCACCATCTGCTATTTCTTCTAATCTTAAATCATTTATATATGTACTTGCCATTTTATTATCCTTATGCTGCTATTTTCTTCCAATTTGGAGTTTGTGATACTGTTATAGCTGAAAAGTTCGATGTTTGTGCAGTATCAATTAAACTCCAAACATTTTCTTCTCCTGTAGAAGCAGTGGCACTAAACCCTATTGGGAAAACTCCTATGGAAATTATAGGAGTTTGAACTGTACCAACGGCCGAAGTAGAGGAGTTTCCTGAAACTGCAAAAACAGCATCAGCTCCTACAATTACAGTTCCTAATGCAGAAGTACCGACATTAGTCTCAACCAGCAATGCGTGACCTGAAATGCCAGGTGTATTAGCAGTCCATCCCATAGCGCTATGATTAGTACAATAATAATACAAGGTAGGAGCAGGATTAGACACAGTAATCTGCGTGTAAGCTCCAGCTTGTCCTGGTGTTCCATTTACCGTTACGCCAGTTGTGTAGGCACTGCCACCACCATGCGACCCGTTTGGAGTTGTTGAAAACCTAAGTGGATGCCCCGCATTACTACTATCTGATTGATCGAACCTATATGTGTTTCCTTCAAATAAGTCTAACAGTACATCAACAGTAGCCGTTGAACCCCCTATAGCAAATTTATTAGCTGATCCAACATTATAGTAAGGATGATTAGAAGGGTTTCCACCAACCACTGTAACTGTTTTTACTATTGTTGTAGCACTATGACCACTTAAAAAGCCTACAGCTTGAACACCTGTTACGGCAACAGTTACTCCAGGAACGGCAACAACTGATCCTAATGCACTCGTTGCTGAAGCACTTTGAGTAACAGCAAGAGGCAAAGCTCTGTTCCATGCTTGCTCAGTCCAAGTACCTCTACCCCAACCAGTTAATGTAGTATTAGCCATAGCTTACCTTACAATTGTTCGATTAAGCGATTCTTATAATTGCATTACTTGCATCAGCCGTTGGAAATTGAATTGTAAATGTTCCAGATGTTGATGTTTTGTTACTTGTAAAATCTAACACGCAAACTGCTTTATTACCGTTAGTATCGTTATAAATTAAAGCGCCCATTGCTGTAATAGTAGCTGTTGTAAAACTTAAATCTGCAAAATCAGTAATTCCTGTAGTGCTAACATTAGTTGGTGCAACTTTAGTTAAAGCTCCACCTCCAGTTGCATAAGAACCACTTGAAGCAACTTCTCCCGTTGTCACAAGAACAGTTGACGCAGCTCCTAATGTTGCAGTCGTACTTGATTTTCCACCACTACTTTCTGCAAATAAAGCCAACTTAAACGCATTACCATTTGTTGCAAAATTATGAGTAGCTGTTAAAAGTTCTTTTTTAAACGTAGTACAAAGTGCTTGTGCTATTGCCATTATAGTCTCCTTATATACTCTGCCAATTCTTTTTGGCCTGATTCTTGTATCATGTGTACTATTGTAGCTCTTTCTTCTCTTCTTGCCAAGAGTAAATAATGAAACAAAAGTTTTTTGACATTTTCTTTAAAAACATTGGCTTGATCTCTAATAACATCTGGAGCATTTTCAGATACAGCAACAATTTTATCTGTTGCCATTTGTGCTATTTGTTCGTCTGAAAGACCTCCGTTATTAGAAGTCATAATATTAACAGGAGCAGTATTACCCTGTATTGCTGAAAAAAATGTCATCTTGTGTCTTCCTCTCTACCATATATTCTTGGAATTGCATCTAATGGCTCTGGTGGTTCTAATTTTGATTTTCTTGTTATTAACATACTTCCTTCATGGACTGTAGAAACTATGGGATCGTCTAATCTATGGTATCCATACAGCTTTTCTTCATCTGGCACATTAGTATCTAAAAGGGTAGAATTATGTGCAATCTCAATTTTTATTCCTTTTGTAGTAGCAATAGCCAGCCAAAACTCTGTGCAAGCTCTACCTGCTTCTGCCATATGAGGAACTTCCTTATAACTAAAATCTACTCCATATAAACAAATTTTACTTACTTCTTGAGATATAGCAAAAGCTATTGCATAAGGAACTGTGTTATTTAAATATGCGTATTTTGTTTTTTCTAATACTTCTTGCAAAGGGTATTCTACTACATCAGGGCATCTTTTATCTAAACAACACGAATAAATAGGTATATTTAATTTTTTTAATAACCTGTCTTTCATTACATTTGTTTGTTTTCCAGCCATTTCTCCATCTAAAAAACGAGATGCTGGATCAAGCATAAAAACACGATCATGGAAAATAGCAGAAGACATTGCGTTTATAGCCCATACTTCATCAAAAGCATGACTTCTTGTTTTAGCAAGAATGTATTCTGCAAAAGTATTTCCTAAACCGACTATGGCTATTGTTTTATTTTTTAAAGTACTCATGTTCTGGGGCTTATTAATTTTCCTGCTCTGAAACCGTCTATATCTTCTACACCTTCTGCATAGTTCTTTAATCTAGAAAGAGCCTCCATGTACCTGTCAGAGTACATTTTTATTACATCAGCTTCACCCTTCATAAAAGTATAGGCTTCAACTAAAGAACCATATAATAAAGCATCTGATGCATTTGTTCCTATCCAAGTTGTTCCGCTATTATCTGTTGTTATTGATGCTGGTCTATAAAAATAATGCAATTCTGCCGTATAAGACGCGTTAGGCGTTGGAGAAACAATAAAAGTTTCAACATCAAAAGGAGCATAGTATTTTGGATTGCCCGTTGTAGACGTTCCTCCAGGAGTGTATGCCTGTATAAAGCTAACATCCTTTTGTAAAAGAAAGTTAGTGTTTCCACTTGAGTCTATAAAAGCTAAAGAAAAAGAAGATAAATAATCAGTAGGCGTAGATAAAAACTTATTACCACTAGTGAATTCTCCAGAAACATTCTTGCGAAAATACTCTAAATCAACTGATTTAAAAATTCGTTCCTCGGCGTTTATTATAAAAAAAGGTATTTCTGCAACAAAAGTTGTTTCAGAGTTATCTGTCCAATCTTTGATTGATTGGATTAAGGTAGTGTATGTCCATGCCATTATCTTATACTCACTATTATGCGCTCACCGTTACGGGGCCTGCCGTTGCACGACCACCTCCACCAGCAACACCTCCGGTGCTTGCCGTTTCTCCATTAGCTGTAAAGGTATAAGTATCTGTTGTTACAACCGTAATTGTATACCCCGTGGCTTGTTCTATAACGGCTTTGGTTAAGCCGTCTAATCCGTAAACTTTTCTAAATCTTACCGTGTCATTAGAAGCTCTTCCATGACTTATTTCTCGCACTGTTGTAACACCTGAACTGGCAGATCCTGTGGTAAAAGAATTAAAATTTAAAAGAACTTCTATGGCATTCTCAACGCGGCTAGGTCGGGCATCTTTTAAAGCTTGTGGATCTGCTGCCGACTTGAAAGGTCCTAATTGAGGGTGTTTTGGTTCAAATTCATCTGGCCCCACCAAAAGACCATTCCATTCTTTTTTCATATCGAGGTACTTATACCTCATACCAGACCTGTCTGATATGCCATAAGCTTTTTTCCCTGTTGCAAACTTACTCATTAATTGGACCTAAGATAAGTGTAATGAGGGGTTACAGAAAAGCTAGAACGATCCCTGTCTTCTCCCATAGCTCTTTCAAATTCTTCTTCGTATATTGCTTTTAACATCTGCGTTCTTTGTGGTGCTTTTTTTAAAGAAAGATAATACGCTAATCCTGCGGCTAGACAAGGATAAAATCTAAAAGGAACGTCCATTGTGTTAACTTGAGAATCAGCGTCCTCTATTCTAGTTAAAGCGTCATAAAACAAAACATCTGTGCTGTTTTCAGGCGTAGGCCAAATTTTTAAATTTGGGGTCACTTGTCTGTCTAGAAAAAACTGGGTAGGTCGGCCCGTTGTAGTTTTAGTAGGTATCGCTAAATCATCTGATCTACTTATTCTTGTTAAAGAAAAGTCTGTATTGGATCGTCTTACAACAACGTTTAAAACGTCAATCACATCTGTAGATAGAGAATACTCTCTATCCGATGCGGTTAAAGCTTGGCTTCTTTGAGTAATAGTCCATTGGTTCAAACCTCTGTTTGCCCACTCTGCAAACATTAAATTTAAAGATCTACGCGCAGTAGCTAAATCGTAACCTGTGCGAACTTCTAAGCCACACCTTTCAAAAGCCTCTTCAACGTATTCTGCTGCGTCCAGCTCAAAATCTGTAGAGTTAGATGTGGTCATTTGTTACACCTTTTTTGGTTTCTTTGCAGTTTTAGCCGCTCTTTTAAAATTAGCAGCGGTAGGAGCTCCCTTAGAGCCCGGCTTTCTCATTTTTTCTTTTGATCCCGCAGCGATTCTTTTTTTCTTCGCGTGAATATTGGCGTATAAACCAGCTCCCATATTACCCTCCGTATAAATTAATTAAAGCTATTATAGTGGCCGCTAATTGAATAGAAATACCCGCAATAATACCCCATATTTTAAAGTCTAACTTATCTATATCTTTTTGCATATGAGCTAAGTGATTTGTTTCTAACCTAACTAAAATTTCTTCTAAGATAGCCGTTCTTTTATCTAACGAATGCAAAAAGTCTTTTTCTTTTACGGTAGCCATGCTAACACTTCCATCTTTTTCTAGCTTGCCTTAAACGGCTGTTAGGATCTTTAGCAGCTTTTGGGAATTTCTTCATTTGCCCTGCGCTACGAGCGCAATATGATTTTCTTCTTTTAGCCGCTTTACTTCCTGCCTTTACTTTTCCTGTAACCGCTGTTTGTAATTTACTTCCAGGGTTATCTTTTCGATACTTAGCAACACCTTTCTTAGTCATGCCCGCACCAGATTTAGTAGGTCTTTTCTGTCCACCACCTATGGTGTGACCCTTCATCGTGCCTTTTTCGGACATCTCTACTCCTATGCGTAGAAGAAACTCATCATATCTGTGGTTGCTATTGTATACTTAACATACATACCATCTTCAAACACAACTCCATTTTGTGGGATTGTATTATCTATAGTTGTGTTGTCTGTTCCTACCGTTCTTGCTTTAAACAGTGTTGAACCACCACCATTTGGTTCCCCATTAACAAACTCAATAACACCTGCCGTGCCACCCGAAACAATAGAATAACCTTTAAGACGAGTTCTACCACCAAAAATTATATCTGCGGCTACCGCTGTTGTTCCAGCTATAACTGTGCCTGCTGGATCACCTACCGCTGTAATGCTGACGATTGTTTTAAAAAACTTAGAACCTGTTGCTGCTCCTGTATCAGCACCTGTAATGTTTTCAGTTAAAGAATCTCCATCTAAGTCGGTTCCTACAACATTAAAAGATATTCCACTATCGTCACCACCAGAAGTAATAGAAACGGTTCTTGCCGAACCAAGCGTTACTGCACCACCATCGGCTAACGCTCCAGCTAAAGTTAATGCTGCATTATTACCAACTTGCGCTGATGCAGAGAAGCCATTCGGATCTGCGGCAACTTCATCACTTATAAAGGTGACCTTTACATCGGAATTAGATCCTGCCATATTATTCTCCTTATAAAAGTGTGGGGGTAATTAACCCCCACTATATAGTTAGGTATTAGTCTGTGTAACTAATTCCCGGTGTACGAGTTATCTTGATAGCTTTTAAGTGTATCGCAGAATCTTGGTTTGTACTTAAAATACTTAAATAAGGAACTACCACATCACCACTATTAAAAGTAAATGCTTTTGTTGTGCTTGGTGCAGCTAACGTACCTGCACTCATAACAGCAGCACCAATATGAGCGAATGTTACAACACCAGCAGAACTTACAGTAACTTGGAATCTGTGATTACCACTTGCTGCCGTTGCTTGAGTTGAGTCAACATGTGCTGTTGTGCCATCATTAAGTCTAGTTGATATTTGAACATCATCGGGTGACAATACGCCAAAAGCTACATAGTCTGTATAAACAGCATCACCTGATGCTGCTGCTATGATAGCTTGGTGTCCTGTTTGAAACTCTTCTGCTTTTCTAAATCCGATTGCAACACAATCTTGGTCAGTAAAGTCAACACTGTTAAATGTTGCATCAAAAACCATTCCATGTGTTCCAATAGTACATGAAGCACCACCACCATGCTGTGTTCCACCAAAGATAAGTTCCATACCTGTGTTGTCTGCTGTTGCAGCATCACCTTGTAGGTTTAAACCTGCTGCTGTACCATTTGTATCAACGGCTGGAATAGTGCCTTCTACCATGAAACCACTTGCAGCAACTGTGTGTGCCGCAATCATGCTTCCTTGAACTTGTGTTACTTGACCGTTTTTTCCAGGAAAAAGCATACTGAATAATTCACCGTCAGCCATAACTCCATCAGCACCACCTGCTCCTGTGAGCGTTCCA